GTCATAAAACAAGCCTATTACCACATCACCATTCATGGTGGTTGCACAGTTGGACTGGTAAAGAACACGAAGCTTCTTCCACCTGTACAAACTGTGTACTTTAGCAATGTTAGACAGCCATGGCATAATAGAACTGTCACTCGGGTTAATGCCGGCACCAGCCACGTACTGAGCCGTGGACATGCCATTGAGTGTGGTGTAAAGCTCTTGATTGCGGACCACCATGCCATTACGAGTGGCTCTAATCACCGGACCACGATTGCGCGTTGTGATGCCCACATTCCCTGGATTGCGGGTGTTGGGCACACGGTTGGACGTTAGAGTCGAGTTAGTTTTGTTTGTCTTGGTTTTAGTCATCCTGATATCAATGCAGCTGATTCGTCAGCAACGAACGAAGGGTGTGAACTCTGTGGCTAGCAGAATTCTTGCCCACTGTCATGTCAACGGAGATATGTTGAAACGAATCCTCAATCTCACGCTGAACCCAAGGCATGACCCCAAAAGCCTTGAAAAAGCTAATGCGGGCCTCCTCAGACACGGGGTGTGGCTCAGACTTCATGCCCCTGGTTAGGTACATGAGGCCAGAGCCATCCTGCAGGATTCCATCCTCACCAAGGGCAAGAAGCCGCTGGTAAAAGGCCTGCAGAATGGGAACTCCACCACTGAGAGACAGCCCCGCCTTACCAACAGCACCCAACCACCTCCTGTAGGGGTTTGATGCTGGGTTGAGGCAAAGAGTGTCCTTGTCGAGACATACCTGGGGGTTACGAGCCATGGTCCACCCGGTGGAAGTGAGGACTGGATGCATTTGACAGAAATCAATCTGCTCAAATGTGTAGACTGTATCCTCCACCTTCATGGTGAACCCAAAGCCCTGGAACCACGCAGGAATGGCTGAGCGTACGAGGTGCTCCTGCTCCCTAGGAACAATGAGGGTGCAGTCGTCACCATTGTTGGCAAGCCGGGCTTTGACTCCCAGCTCGTCACAAAGCGCCCAGACCATGGCACACATCAGTAGGCAGTTGCCCAAAGCTGTGTTCATGTCTCCACTCATCCTGCAGCCAGCAACACGGTACGTCACCTTGCCCTCAGGGGTATAGGCGACACCACGGTTGTCAAGCTGCCATGACAGGTACTTCCGAAGGTGGGGGCAGCGAAACATTGAGTTGTAAACGCTGTGTTCCCACTCCAGAGCATCCACGCTCACGTGCTGGTCGAACCGACTTGCGTCAAGCCCTATAGCACATGGCGACGGAATGGCATCCCACATAGACCTCATGTGGGTTGCTACCTGTCTCCCATTGTACCCCTTCATGACAGTGGGCCCGCCCCACACATCAGCAATGGCACGGTAAATATTGTGCTCGTGAGCTTTGATGTAGGGGCCAACCCCAACGTTGTACCTCGGGTTTCGTGGCTGGATCACCCGAGGGGCTGGATTGGGCTTTGAGCTCAAATTGAGCTTCTCAGCCTTCACGAATGTGCGGAGCTCAGCATCACCGCGAACGATGGGACGCTTGGCTACATCCTCTGCTGCTCTATCATAGAGAACCTGCTTGGCACCCGAGTAAGACTCGACAAATTGCCTAGTCGACCACGGACGGCATGAACCCAGGACCCTCAAGAGCCTGGCCCGAAAGCCAGAGAGCTTCTCGAACACATTCGCCGAGGGTTTTGGCGGTGGAACCAGCTTTCCCTGCTTCTCAACAAGGTAAACTCGCTCCACTAACCCCCGCAGCACGTTGACGAGGCTGTGGTTGTGCACACCAAATGCAACACCACAGCCAAATTCAGGCAGAGCCAAGGCTCTCCTGACCTTAGGGACCCCAGGGAAGTGTGTTACCGACAGGGGCAATGGTGGGTAAGGTCTCCCCACTGTGTTGTGCCCACTCACTTCCACTAGGCACCCCTAGCGGAGGTAGCCTCCACCATAGGCCTTCCTCCTCGCCTCGACCTCAGACAGGCGCAGCATGTTCTCTGCTTCAAGGTCGGAGTCAGTGGGAACGTACACACTTGCCACGGCATAGGGGATGACCCTCAGCCGGTCGCAAATGCGTGTGTTCTCCGCTGCCATCTCCTTCCTGAGCCAGATGGCAATGGCTTCGTCATCAGCCCGGGTGCGAACGCGGATAGTGCCAAACTGAGCCTTGGCCCTGGCACACCACTTCAGCACCAGCCGAGACTTGCGCTCATCACCGTACTCGACGCGGTCAAGGCTATTGAGTCCACACACAACCTTAATGTCAGGCTGGTGTGGCCACCTCCACGCCTTGTACCTACGCCAGAGCAGCTGCACGCCCGCTGCCACCCCCCCCACGACGGAAGAGAATGACTCTGTACTAGACCATTGGCTGGCTAGGCCATGGTTAGGAAGCTCCCCGCCGATTGGTGCTGCCGGGACAGGGCTGGTAGATTCAGCCATGGATGACGTGTGCT